CGTCGTGGTGTTGTTGACAACGCTTTACAACTGGGCTACATTGACAGTGCCACTGGTGAGTTTGTGTCACTGAGCGTGAACCAAGCCCTGCGCGATATTTTGTACCTAAACAATGTTAACCCAATCACTTTTGTCAACGGTGTGGGTATTACAAACTTTGGTAACAAGACATCTACTACAACAACCACTGCGTTGGATCGTATCAATGTGGCACGTTTGGTAGCATTCATGCGTGGACGCCTGGAAGAAATTGGCAAACTGTACCTGTTTGAACCCAATGACCAAATCACTCGAAATGAAATTACCAACACTATCAACAGCTTGATGGTAGACTTGGTTGCAAAACGTGCATTGTACGATTACTTGGTTGTGTGCGATCTGAGCAACAACACTCCGGCCCGCATTGATGCCAATGAATTGTGGGTTGACGTGGCCATTGAACCAGTGAAGGCAGTGGAGTTTATCTACATACCGCTGCGTATCAAGAACACTGGAGAGATTGCAGGAGGCGCATAAAAAGTAGGGCTCCGGCCCTATTTTTTGACTCGTGTCACAGGTAAATAAACATAGGAGATACACATGCCAAGTTCATCACTAAACAAAATGACAGTACCGCTTGCCAGCGATCAAAGTGCAAGCACACAAGGTCTGTTGATGCCCAAACTGAGATATCGCTTCCGAGTGATGTTTGAAAATCTGGGCGTATCAACACCGACCACTGAGTTGACCAAACAGGTTGTGAGTTTTTCAAGACCCAATCTCACATTTGAAGAAATTTCTTTGCCAATCTACAATTCCACATTGAAACTGGCTGGACGTCACAGTTGGGCAGATGTACAAACTGAAATTCGTGACGATGCATCAGGCAATGTCAGCAAGCTGATTGGCGAACAGTTGCAAAAACAGATGGACTTTTTGGAAATGAGTTCAGCTGCATCAGGTATTGACTACAAGTTTTTGACCAAGTTTGAAATTCTTGATGGCGGCAACGGTGCCAATGAACCCATTGTGTTGGAGTCATGGGAACTGTATGGTTGCTATCTCAAAGCCGCAGACTACGGTCCAATGAACTACGGCACCAATGAACCAGTGGCAATCACACTGACCATTGCTTACGACAACGCTAACCAAGGCAATCAAGGTGGCGGCGGTATTGGTGGTGTTATTGGCCGCACAGTCAACGACGTTGTAACAGGCATAGGCCAAGGCGCCTAATAAGGCGTAGGCCATGTCCAGTTTTGGTCAAGACTTTCTCAAAGGTTTCACGGCCACGGCCAGCTTGCGTGATTACACTCACGCAAGCAAAACCTTTCGCACCAACGCATACGAATTAAAACCTCGATTCAAATTTCTATTTCATGTAGTTTTTACTGTGAACTACAATGAAATACAATCTTTAAAAAGTACTAAAATTTTCAATCCTGAAAATATCTACAATCTTAGCCTAGCAGTAAAAACCATTGACTTGCCAAAATTCAGCATAGATACCGAAACTCTGAATCAATACAATCGTAAGCGTGTTATACAGACCAAGATTAACTATGAACCTGTGACCATAACATTTCACGACGACGGTGGCGACAACATTCGTGAAATGTGGTATCAGTACTACTCATACTACTACAAAGATCCTGCACAAAAATACGTACCAAATGCACCCACTACCAATGGCAGTATTGGTCAGATCACTGGCAATCAAGTGCCCTTTGACTACAACAATAGAGATATCTACAGTCAAAATAGATCTGTCAGTGACTGGGGTTTCATTGGCGAAAACTTCATGGACGGTACTAGTTCTGCGTCGGGCAAGCCACCGTTCTTCAAAGACATACAGATCTACGGATTTGATCAACACAAGTATGCAAGGTATATCTTGATCAATCCTGTGATATCCAACTTCAATCATGATACTTACAACTACAGCGAAGGCAATGGTATCATGCAGAATTCAATGACCATCAAGTATGAAACTGTAAAATATCTCAGCGGTGCACTGGGCAAGCCTGACGCCAATGTATCCTGGCCAGACACTGCTCACTATGATACAGAACGCAGTCCGTTGGCACGAGCTGGATCAACAGCCAGTATTTTTGGCCAAGGCGGTTTACTAAACACTGGTCAAGGCATTTTGCAAGACTTAGAGTCTGGATCAGTGGCCGGTCTGATTGGCGCTGCACAAAAAGCTGGTGCAACTTATAATACCTTCAAAGGTAAAAATCTTAGATCAGTGGTCAAGAGCGAAGCCATCAGCCTGGGCACTGGTGCCATTAGAGACCTTGGGCCATCTGCTACTCGACAGGTAATCAACAAAGCCGACGGTTGGGTGTTCCCCACAGCCACTACTCAGCGACAAATTGGCACTGCTCTCAGCAACCCTAGAGCAGGCGAAGTGCTGCGTGGCGGCGGAGGTGTATAATGCCCACAGGATCAGTCAACTATACCAATCTAAACATTGACCAAACAGTGCGAATCTACGACAGATTCTATCAGTTTGAAGCCAATGTGCCTGCAGCCGAATATGACATAGTCAACAGCTACTTTCGTTCCATAATGAAAAATGGTGAAGTTGCAGGCAACTTCACAGTGAGTTTGTTTCAGGTAGCTGAACAAACTAACATACCTGTGTTGACACTGTTGGACAATATCAGAGGTCAGACTGGTCTAGAACTGACCCTTAACATGGCCTACTATCTCAACAATGTGCGTACTCGTGCCACACTGTTGGGAGTGAATTCTCAGCTAGTGCCAAACTTCTACGCTGCAAGAGCTGTGCTGCAATGAGCAAATGGGCACAGGGTGTTTATCAAGTAATCAACGCCAAAAAATACGTGGGCAACGGTCAGCCTAGATATAGGTCGGGCTGGGAACACAGCTTCATGCGCTTTTGTGATACCAACGACAATATTTTGCAGTGGGCATCTGAAAGTATTCGCATTCCTTATTTGCATCCACTCACAGGCAAAATGACCAGCTATGTGCCTGACTTTCTCATAACCTATCGTACCAGAGACAACACAGTCAAAGCTGAGTTGATTGAAATCAAACCCAAAGGTCAAAGCCAGCTCAAAGAAGGACAAAATCCCAGAGACCGAGCTGTGATTGCTGTGAACTATGCCAAATGGGCATCAGCTCAGAAGTGGTGTAATCAACACGGATTAACGTTTCGCGTTATAACTGAAGACGATCTCTTTCACAACGGCCGTAAATAGTAAACTATGCAAAGTCTACTAAATAAGGTATGACTGTTTATTATCTTTACAAAAAAACCCACAAAATAACCAACTTAAAATATCTAGGATTTACTAAAAGAAATCCACACAAGTATAAAGGATCAGGTATCAAATGGCTTGCCCACATCAGCAAACACGGCTATCTAGTTGACACTGAAATATTGCACGAAACTTTTGATCGTCAACTAATTCAAGAGCTTGGACAACACTACAGTCAGCTTTGGAATGTTGTTGAATCTCCTGAGTGGGCTAATCTTAAACCTGAAACTGGAGAAGGTGGCGGTGTTGTTGGAATGCACAAAGGAAAATCAAGGCCTCAAACGCATAAGGATGCAATGAAAGCAGGATGGGAACGCATCAAGAAAAAAGGATACCAGCCTTGGAACAAAGGAGTCACTGGACTCAAGGGCCCATGTCAACTTACTATATTTGTATCACCTGACGGCACTGAATACATGTATGAAAGCATGAAGAAGGGATGTAAAGCACACAATCTCATTTACACAAAAATGAGCGGCGTAAAAAATGGGCACCTTGCACATCACAAAGGTTGGACAATTAAACAGATAAGTAAATCATGACACGAAAACTGGAAGAATTGTTTGACCTGCCACCTACTGATCAAGAAGTTGCAGCCGCTGTGCCCAATTTGGCTGAAAATCGTGCACTGATTCAAGACATTGATCAGGTCATAGACAAAATTGATTCAGCTCTGCCGGCTGTGCGTGGTCTAGACGCCACTGACCAGGAAATGGATGAGTTGGCTGGCTTGGCCACTGACAGCTATCGAGATCTCATGGATCTGGGCATGCAAGTGGACAGCCGCTTTGCATCAGAGATTTTTTCAGTGGCGTCTAACATGTTGGGTCATGCCATCACTGCCAAAACAGCCAAACTAGACAAAAAACTCAAAATGATTGACCTTCAGCTGAAAAAAGCCAGACTGGATCAACAACAACCTCCGGATGCAGCCACACCACAACAAGGCACTGGGCATGTGCTCAGTCGCAACGAACTGTTGGAGCGTATTCTGGGTAAGAATCAAAAAACGCAAAATGAATAAATATATCACAGGAACCTGACATGAAATCATTTGCCAAATATCTAGCAGAAAGTGAACGCACATACGATTATCGTATCAAGCTGTGCGGGCGCATTCCGGACGAACAAGTTCGTGACCTCAAATCCAAACTGGATCAATTTGATCCTGTGAAGATGGGCGAAGTGAAGGTCACGCCCATACAAAAAATTCTCACAGACTTTCCTAACAATCAAAATGATGCTGTGACCATGTTTGATGTGAGTTTTCGTTATCCAGCCATTGAGCCTCAAATCAAACAACTGTATCAACTCATGGGCGGCAATCCCAATCTTGTCGTGATGCAGACTCAAGATTATGTTGACGGTTTAGTTGACGAAGCAGACCGAGTTGAAACTGAAAACAAAGATCTGTTGGCCAACACTGACTATCCCAAAAACAACAAAGTACAAGATGGTCTGAAAAAGGACTACGGTGTTGAAGCGCACAATCATGTGGTGTTACAAAATCAATATCGTTCAGACTTTACAGTGGCAGGCGGTAAGACCCCTGCTGCCAAGACCAGTAATGATTTGCCACAGGGCACACGCAGCCCTATGACCAATATCAAACGACCACCCAAGCCAGCCACTGGCGCCCAACCTCGAGGATGATAACATGACTTTTTTCTATGAACTAAACAAACGTCTAACTGACATTGCAGACAAGCCAGTGACTCAAAAACTCAATGAGCGCGACATGAGTCGCCATGCCAAAGGCATTGAAAAATATGGCAAAGAAGGCATGCAGGCCTTGGCCAAAGCTGGTCGTCAAGGCAAAGATCTTGACAAGATCAGAGACAAATACAACAAATACGACGATTCAGTAGAAGAAGGTCTAGGATCTATTGTTAAGACCATTGGCGGCGGCATAAAAAAAGCAGCCACCAAGGCCATGGATGTAGTTGCTCCTGGCGATGAAAAGCTGTTGAAGAATTTGCAGCGAGATGTAGGAGTTCCACAAACTGGACGTAAGCCAGGCAATTA